CTAACAGACACGACAAGATTAATAATAAGTAAAGACAACCAATATAGATATCGTAAAATATATATTGATGATGGGGGTATGGGGGTTGGAGTGTTTGATACACTATTTGAAAATGAGCAAACTAAGAATAAAATAGTTGGAATTAACAATGCAAGGAGAAGCATAGATAAAGATGAGAATTCGCCCAGGAGAACAACAATAAAGAAAGAAGATCTATATATGAATTTAGTTAAGTTTATGGAAGAAGATTTAGTTAAGTTTTTTGATGACCCAAGAATCAAGCAAAGTTTAAGATCAATGCAATTTGAATATGGAGAGAATGGGCGTATGAAAATTTATGGTAATTATGATCATATAGCAGAAGCAATAATAAGGGCGGTTCATTGTCTAAAAGATAAAACATTAAATCTATTTATGAGAAGTTTTTAAATCTCAACAGACCATCGAAGCTTAGATTTTTTACTTCTAATCTTAACATTATAAATTTTATCAACTATGTAAGATCTAATGTGTGCAGGAATAGTTATAGTTTTATATTTTTTTCTGCCAGATTTAGTATAATAAACTCTTTCCTCTTTTTCTTTTTCATCATCAAAACCCATCAATGCAGTTTTACCCTTAACCTGTTTCCAAGAGTAAGGCTCAATTTTTCTTCGGGTTTTTGCACTTCTATCACCAGAACTATGATATTTAAAATCAATCGTAAGCCCCATCCTAGCAGCCTGGATTATTTTTAAAATATTTGGATCTGTTGCATCAACTTCTGCGAAGTCATCAGGATCAATGAACACCGTAGGATTAACCATAACATTTAAATATTTCATAACTATATAGTTTTATGGTTTACGGCGGAACAATTGTCACAGAAGCACAAATCACATTTTTTGCAGGAGCAGGAGTTGCAGAAGCAGCAGACACAGAAGCACAACATACTTTATTAGCTTTAGATGCAGAAGCATATTTGTCGGGATTAGTAAGATTTGACATTGTCACAGAATGGGCAACAATAAATGTAAAAACTAGAGGGATGTTTGCAGAATGGGCAGCGAGATACGCAGCAATGACTGAGATTCTTTATGACACATCTGGATATAGTGAAAGGCAAGAAGCAGAAGATCTTGCCGGGATTCATATTTTTAGAATGAACGCAATAGAAGAAGCATTAACAAGTGAAGATGAACAAAATTTCTTAGGAGTAAGTTAATGACGCTTCCAGGAATACCGGGAATACCCGGACTTAATTTCTTTCAAACAAATCCAAAAACCGGAGCAGTTGTATCATTTTCAGGTGGAGGAAGAACTGAAAGAGTTTTAAGAGTAAACTATCGGGGGCAATGGATAACCGCATTAAGATATTATACTGGAGATGTTGTTTTCAATAGTGGAGCATCATACACCTGCATTGCACCACATGATAGTCAAGAGCCACCAAACGCAACTTATTGGGAAGTATTTGCAGCAGAAGGAATAGATGGAACTAATGGGACGGATGGGTCGGATGGGTCGGATGGAGATGATGGAGTAGGATTTGAATATATATCTATAAGTGAATTTCCAAGTCTAGCTGAAACACAAACTGTTTTTGATCAACAAAGAAACGGAGGAAGCGTGAGTTATTCAACAGGGTATGTAACAATAGCAGCAGATGATGCAGCAGAAGATGCAGGATTAACAGGGATAAATTCATCATTAGCAATGACCTCTAATACATTTATGATTATTGAATTCACTTCTAAATTTAATTGTCAAACTGATGATTTTGTGATGTTAGCGGGAATAAGTGCAACATACGGAAGTTTACCAAATGATTTTATAGGATTAACATTAGATGAATATACAGCTGGAGATCAAACACACAATGTAAAACTGGTTACAAGAAAAGATGCAACCAGTACAACTGCTGCAGCCGTTCAAATAAAACACGGCGAAAGACATTTTCATAGAATAGAAATAGGGTTAAAGGCAGTGAGATGGTATTTAGATGGAGTATTACAATCTACAAACACAACGAACATACCAGATGACATAGCATTATCTGCAATAATGAGAACTGATAGTGATGGGAGTGACGCAGATCAAAAATTTTATAATTACAAATTCTGGATTGAAAGAGGATAGAAACATATAAATACATCAATCTACATCAATTTACATGGCAACATTAAGGACGGGTCAAACAACCGATTTCTCAAATCAAGGAACTGAATTTACTGTTGATTCTCAAGATACTGATGGCCCAACAATTAAAGAAACCATGTATATTCCATCATTTGCGAAATACAATGGCTATTATAGAAAAATATCAGAGTTAAGACAAGTTATTCATAAATTCGGATCATGGACTTTTGGAAGAAAAATTAATGCAGATGCTAAAAATGAAAAGAAGTTAAAAACAATTAGAGGAATTGGGCGAGAGAGTGCAAGATCTGTTTTAAAAAATCAATGGATTGTTGCGATGGTTTGCGGAGATAGTTTTGCACATATAATAAAAGATACTCAAGGAAGGCAAACAAATCTAAAACCATTGAATCCTGGAAAGGTTGCTATTGTTGCAAACGCAGAAGGAATAATTATTGGTTATGAACAAGATCTATCTGGAGGAAAAACAATAAGATATGATGTTGATGAAATTTATCATTTAATGTTTATGAGAGAAGCTGATGAAATTCATGGAATTCCAATGCCTGAAGCACTAGTGACTTTAATTGAATCAAGAAATGAAGCAATTGGAGATCTAAGAGTTTTATATCATAGAACAGTAAAACCAATTTTAATTTATGAAGCTGAAACACAAGACACAACAAAATTAAATTCATTAGAAGATACTTTAAATAACGCTTTTAAAAGTTCAGAAAGTATTGTAATCCCAGCAGATGTAATTAGAGAAATTAAAAGAAGTTCATCACCACAATTTTCAGGAAATGATATTAACTCACTAGCTTATATTAAATTCTTAGTTAGATTATTTGTAACCAGCGTCGGTATGCCAGAAGTTGTTATGGGATGGGGAGAGATGACAACTGAAGCAAGTGCGAAAGTGATCATAACTTCATTTGAGCAAGAAATCTGGGATATGAAATTATACAATGAAGAAGCAATAGAAATCCAATTAAATATTAAAATTAGCATAGAACCAGCTCCGAGTTTAATGGATGAACTAAAAGAAGATTTGAATAAAGATGGTCCTGAAAAAGCTGCAAAACCAAATGAAGTAGAATTAAATTCAAAAGGAAAGAAATAATAATGGCAAAAAAAAAACAAAACATCAAAGTGGACTGGAGGGTTGTTTGTGTAGGATTAGTCTGCATAACCGTATTAGAATGTTTTGCTCTAAGCATGGGAATCAATGGAACTTTGTTAAAGATAGTTCTTATGGTTCTAGCTGGAGTAATCGGATTTACTATCCCAAGCCCTATAAAACTAAAGTGAAAGGAGGTTATGAACATGGAAGATAATGAAAAACAAACAGAAGCACAAGAAGGAGCAGTTGCGCCAACGGAAAATACTGATATCGGGAAACCTTCGGAAACCGAAGAAGCTATTGTTGTAAAAGCAAAAGAAGCTGCTGAAACTCAAAAAGAAGCTGAAGAATTAAAATCTAAAAATCTTGAAAGAGAGGAAGCATTATTAAAAAGAAAAGAAGCTCTTGCTGCGTTAGGTGGTGGAAGTGATGCGGGAACTGGAACAAAACCAACTGAAGCAAATCCTGCACAATATGCTACAGATGTCATGGAAGGAAAATACAATGGACCAAAAGAAAACTAAAGTGCCAAAAGATTTAGGTATTAAGATTGGTACTCCTTTAGAAGTTCTATGGACTAATGTTAAAAAACAGACAGAGGATTCAGTTAGAAAACTAAAAAATGATTTGATTATTAATAAAGCATTGTTAAGATTAGCTAATGAAAAAATCCTTTTAGAGCAACGGAAATAACCTCCCAGTAAAAAGCCGTCTTACGACTTTTCCTTTTTACCCCAATCTTAATATCGCAACATTTATATAGTTTAATAATATGGGTATAGCATGGCAAATGAATGTGTGTTGATGGCGGAAACAGAATTACCTATTAATTTTAAATGTGCTGATGGTACTGGTATTGCAAAAGGAGCTATTCTAAAACTTACTGAGAGCATGACAGCTGTAATAACAAGCGGTCAAGGTGATAATGTTGCAGGAATTGCAGCAGAGGAAAAGATTGCTAATGATGGTAAAACTACTATTAAAGTT